CTACTCCCCCGACAGGGCCGGTAGGACCGCCTGGGCAACCAAGGCCTGGGGCGTTGTCAGAAGGAGAACGGTTACGTAGAATAGGCCTAGTCGGGCCGAGAGGGTAATAATGCCTACTAAAAAGCAGGAACAAGATCTTATTAAAGCCTTTGGATCTATGCCACAGGATATTATGACTGGGGTTACTCCTCCGTTCGTACAGCAGATGATGGGGCAGGGCGCGCCGGGAAGGCCTGGTAATATAGACCCCAAGCTGATCGAACTGGCAGAGCTGGCGAAACAGGGGAAACTCCCCAATACACCAGGACCTAAAGGCCCTGATCCCGAATACCTACAGGCCATGAAGGCAGGAGCGCCTCCGCCAGTAGCAGCCATGATGGCGTCGAAGGCGGCTAACCAGAAAGTAAACACTGATTTGGAGGGCATGGTAAGAGTAGAACAATCCAGCAGAAAGAACAGGGCTAAACAAGCGGCTCGGGCTCTTATGGCCTCGTTCCCAGAAGCCTCGTTTAGGGGATAAGTAAAATGCCGGTACGTCCTTCGGAAAGCTTCAAAGTAGCTGACTTTAGTACCCATCTAGATAAACAAGTATTAGAGCTATCTAAGGCTTTTGGTGTTAGTACAGGAGAAATATGGGCAGAGTTACGGCTCCTAAATAAGGCTGAAGATAGCCTTGCTCCTACTATGCCTAACCTGCAACAGGAAGTTCTTCCTCCCGTTTCTTATAAGCAGATAGGACAAGGGACTAGTATGTGGGACGTCACCCAAGAGGGAGAGGTACCTTTACCCCACGAGTTCATGGACCCCAGGGCAATACCTATTCCTAGCGCGGCTAGAAGAGCCGCTGAAGCAGAAAAATCCCAAGTAGAAGCGGCTCTGGCAGCACCTATGGGGGAAGGAGAAGAAGCCGAAAGTCCGCTTACACCTACGACAATCACAGCACAGGGTATTAAAAAGTTAATAGAGAATGTACCAGAGGGTGTTTATGGGGCTACCGCCCCTAACGCGTATGATGCTATAGCCCAGAAGTACTTAGGCGCTAATGCTAACGCGCCTATGATGAGATCTAGGCTGGAACTGAGTTATGGACCGTCTCGTGGTAGATGGTATTTACAAAGGTATCTTAATAGACCGAAAGAGTTTAATACCGAGGCAGGAGAAGCATCTACTGGATACGGCCAACGCGGCAGCCCCGAAGATAACAGATACGAATGGCCTGGATGGCTTATGGAGTCGTATCAAAAATCGCCCGAGGAGTTTTACGATCAGGATTCTCAGAAGGATAACTGGGAGTATCTGGTAAAGCTGGGTTCCGAAGGACTAACAGAGGGTAATAAAAGAGTGTTTACCACGGCGGCAAACTCTCTGGAGTACGATCCTCTTTCCCGACCATTTAGGAATAGGATTATTTTGGATATATATGATCCTAGTCCTTTAGGCCAGGGAAGAAGTAACGAATACTACGCGGCGATGGCTGTGGGCAATATAACAGGCGGAAAGCCGGGGGCCTCGGATCCTAAAGGATCGTATAATCAGATGAGGACGAGCGGTCTAGATAGACTATATGATAGATTTTATAAAGAGCAGCTATGGGCAGAAGACGAGGATAGGAGAGGATTTGCCGCTTGGCTTAGTGAGAATGTAGGCGGGAAGTGGGCAGCTACGCCTAGCGCTACGGACCCAACAAAAGGAGGCTTATAGTGCCTTATCAGTGGAATCAACAATCAGGCGAGTGGGAATGGACCGACACAGGACCTAATTACGGACTTGGGCGGGGTGCTACTGAACCCACGTTAGCTCATGGAATAGATCCTTGGCAGGATGTGGGACTCGAACGCCTATACGGTATGGCCGCTAGGGCGGCGTTCCCATCGTTAGAGAGCAGTGACTTACACCAACGTCTGGTATCTAGGTTACAAGATCCGCTTATGGGCCAGTATCAAATGTCCTTTCCTGCTGCGGGTAGATCGGAGGAGGGGTTCCAAAAGTGGCTCATGGGAGAAGATGGAGTCGAGGGCGGCAGCAGGTTTTATGGTCAGCAGGGGGTGCCTGGGGTAGCCCGGCCTGAGTGGGAGCAAATGATAAATGTCGCTAGAACATACGGTCAGGGTAGACCCGAAGCCCTAGAATCTATAGGGATCGATCCAAGGGACGCTCAGGCCGCGTATGATAGGTGGTACGAAACCGGCCCGTTAGGAGTGGACGAGTCCGTTAGAAATATACTCGGGCTGGCTACATTCGATCCTAGGGCGGGGTCTATTTACGGGAGGATGCGTCAGGCGGGATTACAACGTGCCCAAAACAGGTTCTTTGCGGAAAATCCATTTGCTACTAACGTTGATTGGCTAGGACATCTTACTGGGCAGGAAGCGTTAGTGAATCCAGATTACTATGTAGGTAGTACGCCCACTATACCATCAGAAGTAGCAGCTAACGGGGCTCCTACGGGGGTTGGTGCGGTCAATGGTATAGCAGCAAACGTCGATGACGTGCCCCTACCACCTGGCTTCGTGGGCCATGAGGCAATAACACCACCAACGTATCAACCACCAGTGGACGATGTACCCCTACCACCTGGCTGGGGTACGGGCGGTAGAGCAAACGTGCCTTTCATACCACCGTCCACACCACCAACGTATCAACCACCAGTAGACGATGTACCCCTACCACCTGGCTGGGGTAAGCTCACACCACCGTCCACACCACCAACGTATCAACCACCAGTTGACGATGTACCCCTACCACCTGGCTGGGGTAAGCTCACACCACCGTCCACACCACCAACGTATCAACCACCAGTAGACGATGTACCCCTACCACCTGGCTGGGGTAAGCTCACACCACCGTCCACACCACCAACGTATCAACCACCAGTAGACGATGTACCCCTACCACCTGGCTGGGGTACTGGGTATGATCCCATACCCGAACCATTTATTCCTAATCCTACTTTTAACGAGCCAGCAGATTGGGAGTACCTCGACCCTAGTCTTGAAGGTACTTGGTACTAAGTATAATAGGTAAGGTGATATATGCCGCAAGAAAACGATTTTTCACAGTGGTTACCACATGAGCCCAGGGCCGCGTACTATAGCTCGGAACCGTTCGGAGCGGGTCCTTCTGCTGCGTCTCCCTTTGGCGGAGGATATTCTCCAGCCGCCCAGCAATACTGGTCAGGTCAGTACGGCAACGTAATGAACCAGTATGAGGGGGAGTTGGGTAGGGCTATGCGCTTGGGGCAGGAACCACCAATGTCCTTTCACGACTATCTAGGTAAGTACCCTTGGACTGAGAGGTACTCTTCTCTAAGTCCTCGTCTCAGACCAGGAGGCACAACGTCTAGGTTAGCTCCCTCAGTGAGACGATTTTACTAATGCCTAACGGAGAGAAAACTCTTCTCGAACATTGGCAGATAGCTAATAAGTATTATCCTAGCCTACGAAATGTGCCTAATCCTATAGATGAGGCTACAGGCGGATTTACTGACGAGGCTAAAGAGGCTTGGCGTAACAGATCTACTACCCCTCCCGCGGCCCCTACTCAGGCGGCTCCTTTCATGCCCCAAGCTACTACCCCATTTGATCCTATAGTTGGAGATATTAGTAGTACCTTCACCCCTACTATGGTGCCTCCCTCTGTGAGTCCCGAACAGGGACCAGGGGTGTTAGGTAGTATAGGAGAAGTGTTAGAGGCCGGTCCCCCGTGGGCTCGACTAGCTCCTAAAATAGCTCCTCTAGCGTTTAAGCCACTAGAAGCTATACATGAATACGCAGTGAAGCCAACCGTTAGCGGGCGAACTAAATACTTTCCTATGAAGTATGAAGATGACAAGTGGAAGCCCACCTTCGATGCTTATTTAAAGCCAGAAGGAGGAATTGACCCGATGGCCGTCCTTGGCGCTTTTGCTGGGGCTGATCCTGTAACAGAAGCTTTTAATTGGCCCGCGTTAGGTCAGAGAACCATAATGGCTAAAAATGTACGGGAGGAAGCGGAACGTAGAGAAGCGGCTACAGGAAAGCTTCTAAACGAACGGGAACGTAGGAAAATAAGAGAAGAACAATATAAGATGCCTCCATATGTAAGGGGGATGCTTGAAGAGCTTCCTTGGTTTCTTATACCACCTGCAAAGGCGATTAGGGGGGGTCTTCAAGCACGAAAGGCCGCAACAAAGACCCCTTCCTTCCAGCGATACCTAATGGGTGCCACTAGAGAGGCTCTAACCCCTCTTGAGGTATATGAACAGGGAATAGCTAAGACACTAGGATCCGCGGGCCGAAATGTTTTAGGACTACCTCCAACGCCAAAAGGGCTAGTCCCAATAGGCACACGACCCGTCGCACCTAAACCCCCTCCTCCCACCGCTATGCGGGAAGAAGGCTTTAGTGAATTACCGGGAATGAGTGGTTTTTCTATCTATGTAGATGATGTCATAAAGTATCGTGGCAGAGATATGGTTGTTGTTAGACTTCCTGATGGGAAGTTCCAGCCCTTCTACCGTCGCACAGGTAGAGGTGGGGAAGCTAAACACCTAGGGCCAGAACAGTGGGCGCCTTTTGATGGGGTAGTAGATGAGAGTCCCATTCCAGGGGTGTACAAAAAAGGCTGGGTTAACAAGGCCGCATATGTAGGAGAAGGTAGAGAAGATGTTCTGTTTAGATTAGGTACGGTAGAGAACAGAAGAATTAGTAATGCCCTGAAACAAGTAGAAGAATCTTTACCTGAGCCAAAAGATGTAGAGTCTCCAAGGGAAGTGAATGAATGGCTGGGAGTATCTGGGAAACTAGAAGAACAGGGACCTGGAATTGGGAAAGGACCTACCGCACGACCTACCAGACAGGCACAACAGCAGCCCCTTTTGGGAGAAGTGGGGACGGATATAACTGGGTATAATCTCCAGACAGGACCTAATTACGGATCTTTATCCCTCAGGCAGGCTGTACGGATTGGTGACGACGTTGTTTTTGAAGCAGCGGATGGCACTATGGGTGCCGGTAAGGTAACAGGCAAAGGGACGATAGAGATAAATGAAGTACGTAAGCCCTACTTCAACATACGTACCGCTACTGGAGAGGCCGTTAGAAAACCGGCAGAGGCGGTAAGATTGGCTGATGTGCCCACCGCACGGGTAGTACCGGCTACTGATGTTGTACCCACCACGCCCGCACCTAGCGCACCCAAGTCCCTAGGGGTACTTACAGATCAGGAGTTCCAGAAATTAGAGGGCTTATATAAAGATCGTGACGCTATTGGGGAGGCAGACGCCGCCACACATCTTAAAGCGGCAATCGGGAGACTAAAACCGTCCGCGTTAAAGGGGCCTGCTACAAAGGAAGACATTAGGGAGGTAATAAAAAAGGTCTCAGAATCATGGAGTCGTACTGCTGCTTATTATCCAGATATGAGATTAGGGAGTAAAGAAGCTGAGAAAATAATAGGTGACATATATAACAACTTGGCTTGGAAGCGGTACAACCGAGCAAAGAGTTCCGTTGAGAGACATAGACTGGTAGATGAATTAAGTATTTCAGAGGTGCCTAATAATCATCCACTTGCTAGACAGACCCGAGCCATATTCCAAGATATCATGGAAGAAACGCCCAGTACAGAACGCGTATCTGCGTCATATCAGCAATCTCAAAATATTGTTGATGATTATGAAACAGAGCTTATACGAAAATATGGTGAGGACGAATATTTTGAGGCTCTCAATGCCCGCGCTAGAGCGTCAGCTTGGGATGATGTGCCTGATCCTCCCACCGAACGGGTAGTGCAGGAGGTAATCCCTCCTACTCGAGCCGGAGCGACAATAGCAGGCGGTAGATTCAAGCACTTTACTACTCCAGAAGTAAAGGCTCGACTGGAGGCAGGGGAGACTTTTGACCCGACTAGAGTACCTAAACATGGGACAGGAGATTTGGGGAGAGGGCCTAAAGTAGGTAAGTTTGCCGGGAATAGGCTTTATCTTTCTCTGGATGATGAAAGATGGAGCAAGATACACGAGGAAAGTATAAAGGGCAAGGTTGTTCCGTCTACTCCTGAAAACGAGGGGATGGGAGGAACGTCCTTCTTTGACTACGATAAACAACAATGGATGAAGTCTATGGACGAGGACGTCGTAACGACTCTTTCGCCAGTTGAGTTTGAGATATCCCCTATATCAAGGGTACTTGAGCTAGGTTCTATGTCGGATTACGACCGAGTAAAGGATAAGTATGGTTATTTGTTAGAAGAGGTTATTACTACTGGAGAACTATCCGTTTGGGATAGAATCGCCAGAGACTACGATGTTGTGGCTATACGCAATAGCGACGAGATCGTAAAAGCGACTGATAATAAGTTTTTTAGGGCTGTAGGAGGAGACCAGGTTATAGTCTTAAACCCACGAGTAGCTAGGGTTTATACTCCAACCACACCTACCGCCGAACGGGTAGTACCGGCTACTGATCCTCCCATCGCCACACGGCCTACTGTACGGGAGGTTATTGATACTCCCGCTGCGATACCAAAGGAGCTTCCTAAAGTAATACCTACTACGGGGGGTGCTGGAATTCCTCCCACTAGTCCCCCTACGAGGCCTACAGGGGGTTATAAACCGCTTGCCGATATACCTGAAGGATCCCGATTCTTAGCCGATCTCAGGGAGATTACGGATGTTGCTCGTGAGGTAAGATCTATTACTACCCCGGTCATACGTCAGATCGCCCAGTTTTTTGTGAACCCATCTGCGGCAATGGATACTGAAACAGGGAAAATACTAGTTGCCTATTATAGGCAACAGATAGCTATAGACTCGGCTGTTGAGGTGGGTTTAGCCGGAGGCTTAGGGGGTCATGTAAGGGGCATGAGACCATTTATGCGTGGTCGTGAGGCTACTGGAAGAGTAGTACCTAAAATGCTTGGCGCGCTATCTAAAACCATTGCTTGGGAACCGGTTAGGATAAACTCGCAAGGATTCTTCGCTAATACTAAGTACCTTTGGAATGATGTGTTCTCTCGTCCAGATGATCCTAGATGGGCGTCTGAACTGCTACCAGAAGAAAAGGCGTATATAAAAGACTACCTAACATTGGTGGATGAGGCGGAGGCGATACGTATTAGAAGGGGGCTGGCTCCAAGAGGAACGCGATCAAAAGATGGTTGGTTCTATGTACCTAGACAGGTCGAGAGTATAGATAATCTAGAGCTTCTTGGTAAGACTAATCCTAAATTACGCAGGGTATTTGAAGAGGCTACTGTGGGTTACTTCGATATGGGTATTCGTTACTCTAACAGTCCGTATAGGACTCTCGAACTACATCTCAGGGCGTCGTATAAAGAGATACTAGATAAGCAGCTATCTGACGCGTTAGCGCCTCTATCTATAAAGCCTTCAAGGTTAATATCGACTGATATTACTAATGACGCGATTGAGAAAACACGAGAGCTAACAAAAGCTAGAAGAGAAGTTAATCGCTTACGGGTACCACGAGGAAGGCTGCGTAAGGGGATGCCGAGTACTGAGGCGGAAAGGACGTTGAGGAAAGAACTTACGACGCAGCGTCGTAACGCGACTGCTCGTAAAAACAAGGCTGAATCGGCCTATACCTTGTCTAAAAATAGGTACAATAATGCGTTGGATGATGCGAAAGCAAAGCAGTATGCTCCTGGGGAGTTATTCGGTAAAGCCGATAAAGCGATAGTTATAGGAGAATGGAACAAGCGGTTTATGCCCAAAGAGGACGCGGATCTCCTAAAAGAGGCTTTACAGAGTACCCCTAGACGAGGAGTTAGATCTGGTGGGGACGTAGCTAGGTGGTTAGGTCGGGGCTTTGTGAACTTCGTTAACATAACACGTATGATGTCGGCTACTCTTGACTATGCCGCGCCTCTTATACATGGGCTTTTCGTGTTGACAGAAAACCCCGTTATTTGGGCGAAAGCCACTGGGTATCATTATAGGGCTTTCCTGGATCCCACTGTTTACAGCCGATATGTCAGGGATAATCTGGATTCGTTTGCCGAGATGAGCGCAGCAGGGATTCCTACCGGGATGTCTAACGAAATGTTTATCGCCATGCAAGCTGGGCGTGGGGCATCTCCTTTAGCCCTACTGGGTAAGGTTCCTGGTGGTGAAGGGGCACGAAGGGCGGCGAAGGTATTAGAAAAGCAGTCTCTAGGAAGATTCCAGGCGTCGTATTCCGCTATGCTAGGTGTTAGTAGGAATATGCTATGGAAAGCAAATAAGGATAGTTGGGACGGATCTGATGCCGAGCTGGCTGCTTATATAAGGAATCTAACTGGCGGACTGGACACAAGAGCATTAGGAGTCGGTCCCGCACAGCAGAGCGTCGAGTCTGTCATGCTGGCGTTTTCTCCCCGTCTACTTAGATCTACTGTGGCGGTTACGGCAGACGCGCTACGAGGGTTAGTTAATATGGTGCCAGGACGTGCTATTACGGCTCGTCAGGCCGCGTCTTTAAGGAATATAACACGACTTCTCATTGGGGCGGGCATGGTTTATACCCTAGCAGGAATAGCGCTTGGAAAGCCCTGGAAAGACATAGAGAAGGGACTTAATCCTCTGAGTGGCAAGAAACATATGGCGTACTTAATAAATAATGATTGGATTGGGGCAGGAGGACAACAACGAGCCCTATTACAATTCCTATCTTATGCTATAGCAGCTACATATAAAGGGGACATAAACAAATTCCTTACTCCAAATATGATGGACAATCCGATACTACAACTATATATGAGCCGTGGCGCGGTTGGGGTGAATGTGCTAGGGGCTATAGGGGAGGGGTTGTCCAAAGGTAAGATAAACATACTTCCTTATGACCATATAGATTCTGTGCCGGATATCGCCAAACATCTGGGGACCTCGCTCCTTCCTTTTGTCGTGCAAGGTAAGCTAGACGGCGAGGGCGCGATAGCGCAAGCTGCTTCTCAGGCTGGATTCCGCACTAGCGTGATGACCGAAGGCGAGAGAATGGAAAGGCTTGGTAGAGAAGAAGTTCCTGAGATGTTCGAGGGTAAGACGGTAGAAGAGATAAATAGGATACGCGGTTACGAGTCTGGTATATGGAGTGAGAAAGATCTTGACTATACCCCTGAAGAATCTTGGTCAAAGGACCCAAAGACACAAGCCTTGGTAAAAGGCGCTCCAGGATACGCAGAAGCTTCTCGAAAGAAACGAGAAGACACTATAAAATTCAACCCCGCGTTAGGTAGGTATTATGCTCAGGTAGATGAGTATTGGAATACCCTTCTCAAAAAGTTAGAGGAAGCTTGGAAGGCGTCTAACAATGATAAGGAGGAACCAGGCAGACATTACAGAGAGAAACGAACAGCTATATTCGCCGAGTTCTATCTACTAAAGGAACAAGCTAAAAAGATAGCGGCAGAGAATAAGGCTTTTCGTGATATGGACCCAGATGGACCTTATGATGAAGCTAGTGATGTATATAACAGGCTATTGTTTGCCGATGATGGATCGTCAGGGTACTCGGAATGGGCAACGGCCTTATTGGGGTCTTACGATGATACATATGTATATACCCCGCTTGAAGATGAATATGGGATTAACTGGGACGAACGTGAATATAGGAGGGAATACCTTAAAAAGCAGTACAGTCCACAATTCGTAGAAGATATAAAGGCTTTGCATGAAGCGAGTCCTGATAAGCCACTTCCTGACTATGAACTGCAACTTAGGCGGGACAGGGAGTATATAGAAGCTACAGGCTATTGGAATGTAGAAAGAATACTAGCGGAAGATTTAGGTGTCGAAGACGCGTATGACACATATAAATCGCTACTCAGACAAAATAAACCGGCAGAGGCCAAAGATTATATTCGGACAAAGGGACCTAGCGACCTAATTTATGTGGTAGGAGGAAGAAGTAGAGCCCAAAAAGGAATGCGAAATAAGGATCCATATCTAAAAGGGCTTATTGAAAAATACGGATACTATTAGATCTGAGTACCTTATATAGAGGTAGGGTTCTTGACAACCACTATATATAGTATGTAGCCTTGGGTACTTAGGAGGGATATATACTTATGGTAACTGAAAACTTAGACCAAGCACCGGCAACAGATAGTCCTGCTACTACAGAGGACACACAACCTGTCGCTGATACTACGCAGGATAATCTCACTGAGGTTCCTAACGCGGAAACAGATACTACTCCTACTGAGGAGCAGCCATCTGGGAATCAGCCTCTTACATCTGGAGTTCCACCTACGGTGCCTACGGCTCTTCCAGATCAACCTCCTCCACAGACACCGCCCGCGTATACTCCTCAGCAGATAACTAAGATGCAGCAGGACGCTGCTCAGTACGCTCAGGTACAACAGCAGGCGGCGTTACAAAACCAAGCGGATTCGTATAAGCAGCAGTTAGAGGCTAGCGGGTACTTACCCGAGCAAGCCGAACAGGCTGCTAATGTCTATATGCAGAGTCAGAAGCAACATCAGGACTTGATGCAGCAGGCCGAGCAGTATGGACAACACCTTCAGGGTCAGATGGCGGCGGCAGTACATTTAGCCAAGAAGTTTAATTTGGATATGGACGATTTATCGACTCTGAGGACTTACAATGATCCTCAATCAATGGAAGGCGCAGCTAAGAAGCTGGCCGAGGATAGGAAACGGGACTCAGAGCTTGCATCATTCAAGCAGGCAAGGGTTCCGTCTCAGGCACTTGATAACAGTCAGGGCAGCCCGGAGGTGGCTGCTGATGAGGGTGGCTGGCTGGATAGGTACAATGCTGGAGATAGATCGTCGAGCGCACAAGCTGCGGCGAGAAAAGCGGCGGGTTTATCATAATCTAGTCAGGAGGACTCATAATGGCTCAGGCAGCGACTACGGGCAATCTGGAAAATGCCCAGAAGATTATTCTTGCGGCGAGTAGATATACAGAGGAGCATAACGCTCCTGCTATGGCGCTGATAGAGAGTTTTAACCTTCCTAAAGGAAGTAAGCAGGTTACGGTACCAAAGGTCGGACAGATGACTATATCTGACCTGACCGATGGACAGGATATCGTTGACGAGGAAGATATCGGGATGACCACGGTTGACCTTACGGCTGCGGAAGTCGGGGCCAAGGTCATTCTGACCGACAAGTTGGTCAGACAAGCTGCTGACAATGTATTCTCTATAGTCGGCAGGCAACTTGGTGACGGTATGGCTCGTAAGAAAGATACCGATGTACACGCGCTGTACTCTGGTCTTAACGGCGGTGATACTCTTGGTGCAGCCGGTACTACACTCAAACTTGCTAACGTAGCAGCGGCAATTGCTTATGCTAAGGCTAACAAGTTCGGAACTCAGCTTTATATTCTCCAACATCCTAACGCAGTATTTGACATTGCCAATACGGCAGTAACTGCGTCTCAAACATATCCTGTTCCCAAGGGATGGAGTGAGGATCTACTCGGTGAGTTCTTCAGTGGACTCAGACCTCTTAACGGCGTACCAATATTTGAGGACGGCAATCTGTCTGTAGATAGTAGTGATGATGCGATTGGCGTAATCGCCGATAAATCAGCACTCGCGGTTCTCAAGTCGGTCGAGACTAATACAGAACGTCAACGTGATGCGTCTCTTAGGGCTACGGAAGTAGTAATGACTGCCGACTACGGAGTATTTGAGCTTGATGATAGCCGTGGCGCAGCAATGACCTACGACGCTGCTGCACCGTCTACAAGTACATAGTGAGGTAGGAATGGTAACCACCACCGAGCGACAGGAACTTAGACGAGAATTGGTCTCACAGGGTTATTCATGGGAATATATAGATACGTGGCAACCCAAGACCACTCTATATCGTCATGCTCCAGGTCGTAACAACGTAGGGGACATAGTATTTCCTATCGGTACGGCTATAAAAGGAGTACCGGGCAATCCTGACTATGTGACTAAAAAGGCTAAGTTAGGTATGCTGCCGGTAGCCCCTTCGGATAGTTGTGAATGTCGGTGGTGTGTAGAATCTAGGACTTCAAACGTAGAGTCGAGTAATCCTAATGCTATGGCAAAGGCTTCCTGTAAGGAATGCGACTACGTAGCGGAACACGTTCGCCTCACAAACGCTACGGCTTCTCTACGAAAGCATGAGCAAGATAAACACTCATAATAGATTTGTGATGGCTGTAAAGATAGACCGAGGCCGTCCCAGATAAAATAAATATCGGACTATCGCAGGACTTAGAACCTGTAAACTAAACCTTAAAGGAGGTTTATTATGTCGTTTCCACAAACGATAATGGGTAAATATGGGTGGGAGAAAGTAACCACTTCTGCCCAGAAACACAAACTAGGTACTCGGATGCAGATTTTTGATAGAGAATTCGTGTATTGCGAAGCAGGTGAAGATATAACGGCAGGTAAATTAGTAATGGGTATTGATGGAACTGCTGCCCATCAGGTTGACCTAGCAGTATCTGCCGCCTCTGCTGGAGCTACTACTGTAACTCTTACGGGGTCTTTAACTATTGCAAAGGATCTATACAAAGATGGATGGCTTATCTTCAACGATGTTGCAGAAGAAGGTCATATGTACAGAGTCAAAGGTAATACTGTGGTATCAAGTGCAACAGGGTGTGTAGTAACACTTGACGAAGAAGACGGGCTTGCAACTGCGATAACAACTTCACAGCAAGTTGGGCTATACGAAAATCCATACACGGAAGTAGAGGCACATGATGCTAATGACGTAGACCATGCTCCTCTAGGTTGGACTTGTGTAGATATTGCAGATACTGATTTCGGATGGCTTTGTGTCAAAGGGTTTACAACAGCTTTAATTGATGGAACTCCTGGCTTAGGTGTTCCTTTAGTAGCATCCAATGGCGTAGATGGGGCAGTAGAAGTCTATGATGAAGATGGTACAGTTAATCTTTCTCCCGTTGGTTACATGGGGCCGATAGCTGGCGTGGCTGGCGAATACGGGCTTATTAAAGCAAACATAGAGTAATGATTTCAGAACTTTGGACTCCACCGGGGGTTACGGATCACTCTGTATCCTCGGTGGGGTACAATGCTGAGACAGGCGGGGGTATTCAGCAACACGTATTCCAGGTACATGACCCCGTCACGGATAAGAGGCACAAGTTCTGTATCCTTGCGGATGGGGATACTTCCCAGGCGCATTTAGAGGATATGGTATCCAATGCGGTAGATAGCTGGTTAAAAGAGGTTCGACAGAAGGATCACAAGCCAGCTCCAACGCCAGAGCAGCGCAAGGAAATAGGAAAGATCCTAGACGATATAAGGAAAAGTAGGATAAGGCGTAAGCAGAGTTCTACAGGAGTCATCCACTTTACTGGATTAGGGGGAGTCAATGGCAAACACAGACGTAACGGTAAATGAACAGGACCTTTCAGAGGTTTTGCGAGGTAAGGTTAACGAGACGGTGACCTTGCAGGTACAGGTTGCCGCATTAACCCGTACAGTCACAGAAAAAGCCAATCAGATTGAGGAACTTGAAAGTAAGCTCGCCAACCTAAACGGTAAGGAGGCATCAAATGCCAAGGGTGGGGAAGAAAAAGTTCCCGTACACAACCAAGGGTAAGAAGGCCGCTAAGGCCTATGGTAAGCGGACTAAAAAGAAGGTCCGTAAAGTTAAATATTAAACATCGTGGGGTGCAGGTATGGCAGTTATTCACGGACGAACCCGCGCCCAGCTTCGTCAAAGCATTGGGTATAATTTAGGTGCGGTATATGTATCGTCGCCTAGTGGTAACGGCGCAAGTGACGGGTCAACCATTGTAGATAACACGCTTATCGGTGCAGATGACAACCATAACGGTAGGTGGGTTGTTTTCGTTGACGATTCTGCCAGTACCGTAGAAACTACTCGGGCATCTGATTACACATCTAGTTCTACGACGCTTACAGTGTCGCCTGTTCTAAGTGCTGCTGCGGCTTCGACTACTTCAGACTCATATGAACTATGGGATGACGAGTATAATCCCACAGTACTAAACGACTTCATTAACCAGGCTATCCTTGAAGCTACAGGTAGGGCTTGGGATCCTATAGAGAATCTCTCTTTTCATACAGACGGTCATCAGCAGAGATTCGATGTTCCGTCTGGTATATCCATGATTCAAGATATCTACTATCGCAACAGCGTGGACTTTACACGTCTCCATGCGTGTGCCGAGGCGTTTGACGAGACGGTTGATAGTGATATAACGGTATCTCTTGATACGAAGGATAAAAAGCAGGGAACTCAGAGCTGTAAATTCGTAATAGCTGCCGGGGCATCTGCCGGGGATATTGCTACTGACTCAATTTCTAGTAAGAATATCAGCGGATACGACTATATAGAAATGTGGGTAAAGAGTACGGTAGCTACTAGCGCGGGTAATCTTAAACTCTTACTAGACAATACTGCGTCATGTGCTAGTCCTATAGAAACACTCAATGTTCCTGCTCTCTCGGCAGACACATGGACTTTTGTACGGATGGCACTTTCCAATCCTGAGACCGACACTGCTATTATTTCAGTGGGACTTGAGTACGATTCGGATCTTGGGGCCTGTACCATATGGCTGGACGATATCAGTGCGGTAAAGAACGACACCGCAGAGTGGGTCAAAATACCTCGTAACCTCTGGAAGATCGATAAAGAGGCCAAGGATGTGGTATTAGATAGCTACGCTCACGGGGTAGCCCGGTATAATCTACTCAAGATAGTGGGTGGTGATAAGCCTGCCCTACTAACCTCAGACTCCGACACCTCCGAGATCAACGAGGAGTATCTAATAGCTGCTGCCACAGCAAGGGCCTTCGCGGCTACTTCTGGTGGTAGCGGCACAGATCCTGACCAACGCCGCTCTCAGGCAGGTTTCTGGTTCGGTATGGCTAATCGTGCCAAGAGGTCGCTACCACTTCTAACTAATGTACGGCTGGTTGAATAATGGTCGCAAAGGTAGAGAGCCCAAACGAGATAAGTCTCAATGGGGTTTATTACCCTATAATGAGGCCTGTGCAGAGTGTCTTAGCCTCTATATATCCTTCTAAGGTTGTTATAGGGGATACCAGCAAAGATTCTCAAGCTCGTACTTCTATAGTTGCCTGGTCAGACTGGCGTGGGGGTATCGGCATAGACCGTATGGAACACGGTGGGGACGTTAACCGTGCCTGGTGGTCTGACTGCCAGCTACGTTACAAGAACCATCTCGTACTTGGTAACCTAGCCAATAAGACAGATACTGTCGCGCATGGTCTTGCTACGGCTGGTTCGGGTACCGGCATAGCGACTATTAACGAGCATAATGACAAGATATACGCGGTATGGAACGATGCGGTAGGCAATAATTCAAAGATATATGTGTACAGCAATGCGTCCGACGTATGGTATGACGGCAGGACTGCGGGTGACGAGAATGTTATCGGGGCTCACGCCAGTGATACTGGGCTTGAGGGAATAGAGATACAAGTCACTGACTCGCTGAATTACACGGACAGTTCTAATGTTAGCTGGCTGATATTGGCGCACTATGATTCTTCAGGTAGCACATGGTCTTTTGCTAGATATCCTAGTTATGACGGCACTAATAATGGGGTATGGGATAAACCCGATACTGCCAAGGCTACTAAGTATTTAGAAAGTTGGGATAATAGGTTATGGGGAATATCTAACGAGGGGCAGTTATGGTATGCGCTCACTGTATCGGATGATGACGGTACTGCTGTAGACGATGCCCGATTGCCTTTACCTGCTGGGTACTGCACCGGCTTATTCGTAGCCCGTGACGCAGGAGGAGAACCTATCCTCTATGCGTCTACCAAAAAGGGCCTGTGGGCGCACGATGCGGCTAATGCCAGGTTTGTTAAGACAGAGGTAGAGTTCCCGTTCCATCCCCATGCGGGCAAAGGAGCGGATAGATGGAGAGACTCTATATATTTCCCTTCTGGGTTGGGGTTGTATCGGTACGTTAACGGGACTAATGCCGCGGTTTTATCCGTCGTTGGTCCTGACAGGGATGACGGGCTTCCCGAGTCCAACAGAGGCACCATCATGCTGACCGAGGGTACTCATAACGAGCTGCTCGTGGGCGTGGATGCTACCACTTCTCCGACCATAACAGACTCCGACAGTGTACCGTTCCAGTGGAGCCCTACACACGGTGGGCGTGGCTCCCCGGTAATAAATGAGGGGACTGGTTCTAGTAGCATCCTTGGGTACAACGAGCTTGGATGGGAAGCTAAGTGGGTAGCAGATAAGGAAGGCAGAAGAATCGACGCTATGCACGTATCGAACGCCTATTCAGATGTGAATGAGAACTATCGTCTTTGGTTCGGGTTTGATGATCACGTATACTACATGAAACTCCCTGTTGATATCATTAATCCGTCTAGAGTGAGTGAGTTTGAATATGCCGTAAGTGGTACCCATGAGACCCCCTGGTTTAACGCGGGGCAGAGTGAGGTAGATAAACTAGCTCTCAAGCTTAGGGTAGAAGCACAGGATTTATCTACAACAGAGAAGATAACGGTGACCTACGCTACCGACTATTCGGAAAGTTATTCGGTTTTCAGAGATGCGGATGGGAATGATGTCAGTGAGATTACTAGCACTACTCTTGGGGCGACCTCGGGTATAACAACATTCACATTCGGTTCTTCTGCTGGTACTGCCTTCCGTGCCATCAAGTTCAAAGTAGCGTTGATACGTACAAATGTTACGACAACGGCTAACTACAAAAAGAAAACTCCTGATATGGTCTCCTTAACCTTGGAGTGGAGAAAGAAACTACCTGCTAAGTGGGGACACCAAGTACAGGTGGATCTCAATAAAGAGTATAAAAGTAAGAGTTCTAAGGATCTACGTGCGGCACTTCTAGCTGCGGTAGAGAGTACCACGTTAGTAGAGTTCACCTTCCGTGACGATAGCGGAGGTACACGTAATTTCTATGTAGACGTTGCTAGCGCCACGGGCCTGGAATACAGTGGGTACGATGAGCGCGGAGTATCTACTATAAATCTGGTGGAACCATGATTTTCGACGCGGGTACCACAACTATCAGTACGGCAGGTACAGAGCAGCGGATATCTAATACCACTAACAGAGTATTATGGATCAAAGCTAAGGCTCTTGCGGCTAACTCTGGCATTACATATCTAGGGGTCAGTGATGTTACCGCGACCAATGGGTATGAGCTATCCGCTGGGAATGAGATAGAGATAGACTTTAAGGCCGCAGGCGGCACTATCGCATTTTCTACTATATACGTAGACGCGGCTACCAACGGAGATAAAGTCTGTTGGGCCGTGATATTGGATGGGTAGATGCGTAAGGAAAAGCAGTGACTACACAAAGTGGCACGGTGCCAGAAGGATGGCGGGGTAGTGAAGCGGCATATGTGGCATTCGAGGCATTAGTTCGTGCTGGGAAGGAACCTGGAAAGGACTTTAATTACCAGCCTCGTACTCAGGGAAGGCGCTTAGAGAGTAGTATAGAGACAGACTTTACGTTCACTGATCCTCCCGATCTAGCGATGCAGGTACAGGAGTCGTTTTACAGTCATCATAGCGGTATTGAGACACGAGGAATGGATGTGTTATCGAAGGCTCAACTTGCTGGTCAGGGCGTAACGCTGATAATGTTAGAGCATGATAAGTTGGTACAGGACCCGGACTGGGTGATTTCAGAGGCTCTCCAGTACCGTGATCATAGCTGGGAGTAGATTATGGCTATAACTGATATTGATTTAAGCGGGAAGCTATTTCAGGATGACGGAGACCCTGTTAACGGGGCAACCGTTGCGCTTTTGGAAACAGGAACAACTTCACAGGAAACCTCTACCACTACGGATAGCAACGGTGCCTGGTCATTTACAGAGACAAGTCTTGATACTACCTACGATATAAAGATAACGTCAGGCACCAGTGTTAGGTACATACTCTGGTCTGACGAGATCACCACCAAGGGGGTGGATACCGCAAGTCTAAAGGTGCGTGGTGTGGAAGGTGCGGCTGCGCCTATCTACTTCTTTGCGGATCAGGCGGATGATGCGGGTGATGGGTGGAGGATGCAGGCTTCTGCCTCAGACACCCTTGCCATAGGCTCAGATAAGGCTTCTGCGGGCACTATTATTGACTACTTGACCATAACCAACGGTGCGAACGCGGCGGCATCCACTGTAACTGTCGGAGGAATCCTGACGGTTACTACTACATTAGATGTAAACGGAACGGCTGACTTCGATGTAACTGATTTTGATATCGCGTCATCAGGAGATATAGACCTTCTATCTACCTACGACGCTGCCGCTGCTATCTATCTACGAGAGAACGCAGGTACAAGTGGCACGATCAAGATTCATGCTGACCAAGGTACGTCAGTTACCGAGGGTGCCGAGTCTATAAATATACTCTCAGATGCTGGTGGTGTTGGGATTCGGTCTACAGCTAACTTAGCCAAGGCGGTGAATATCACTAGTGACGGCGGCACGACAGGCTCTATTGCCATATTTAATGACCAAGGTACTTCAGTCACAGAAGGAGCCGAGTCTATATCTCTGCTGTCTGACGCGGGTGGGATAGGGATAAGGTCTACTGCCAACCTGGCTAACGCCGTTAACCTGACGGTAGACGGCGGCACTAGTTCTACCATGACCTTGTTCAATGATCAGGGTACAGCGGCCACAGAGGGTGCGTCATCAATACAGCTACTCTCTGACGTAGGCGGGATTAACATAAAGTCTGGGCTTAATGGGGCAAACGCTCTTCTCCTGACGGCTGACGGGGGTACGTCCGAGACTATCGTACTCCACGCAGATCAAGGTACTGGTACGGGCTCTATCGAGCTTCTATCCGATGCTGGAGGCATAGAGCTAGACGCGGGAACGGATATTATTCTAGATGCTGGTGGGGCTGATATATTCCTCAAGGACGATGGGACACTCTTTGGGACACTGAATAACAATAGTGGTGAACTGCTAATCAAATCCAGTTCATCGGGGACTACGGCAGCTACCTTTAGTGGTGCTAACGTAACGTTTGCCGGGACTGTAGACGCTACCACTGACTTTACCGTAGGATCCACGGTTATTACTGATGATTCAATAGTAATGACGCCAAGTTCCAGCGATACCGTGACCATGACCGCCGCCACTAACGGGGCTTTTTCTCTTGTTACGGTAGATGCTGCTGGTACGGATGCGAACATACAGATCACAGCCGATGGGACTTTTGAAGTTGACGGTACTGGCATAACTCTCGACGCCTCCTCAGACATAGTGTTCGACTCTGGGGGCGCTGATTTCCACTTCAATGTTGACGCTACAACTATATGTACGATGACAAAGAATGGCAACTCAGACTTTGTAATCGCGACTGCCGTACAGGACAAGGACCTGATTATCAATGGTAATGACGGCGGGAGTACCATAACCGCCCTTACGCTGGACATGAGCGCGGCTGGGGCCGCCACTTTCAATGATAAGGTGATCGCTACGGAGCTGGATATCTCAGGAAACATGGATATTGACGGTACATCTAACCTAGACGCTGTTGATATAGACGGTAATATGCAGATTGACGGTTCGATTCTGGTGGGGGTAGATGATCAGGGTTACGATCTTAAATTGTACGGAGACACTGCCAGTAGGTACTGGCATTGGGATACCTCGGCTGATGGTGTTGTGCAGAGGGGAACCCTGACGGTAGGTGTTGATGATACCGGGCATGATGTCAAGTTTTTTGGGGCTACGAGTGGTAAGTATCTACTTTGGGATGAGTCTGGTGATGAGCTAGTGGTTATAGGACAACTTGGTGTTGGGACTACCAGCCCAGGTTACGCCATAGAGATTTCTGGGGCTAGTTCGCAGATATTTTTGGATTCCGGGCTTGGTGAAGGAATGGGTATGTACGCGGGGGATAACTCCAATAGCCCTGCCATAACCTTTTCTGGGGGCGCTGGTCTGAGGTTTTACGACAACACTAACAGCGCTACCAGACTGACTGTAAATAACTCTGGGGATGTTTCAGGGACGCATGGAACTTATCACGAGTCGTCTGATGCCCGATTAAAAGAGAATATCACGACTATCCCAGACGCTTTAGATAAAGTGAACGCTCTTCGAGGGGTTAACTTCACCTGGAAAGACACGGAAAATAAGGGCTCGGATTTGAGGATGGGTTTGATTGCTCAAGAAGTTGAGCGGGTGATTCCTGAAGTAGTACACACACAGAATAATGATCAGGCTACTAAAGCTGTTGAGTACCAGTATTTAACAGGTATACTAATAGAAGCTATTAAAGATCTGTCTTCAACAGTCACCACGTTACGGTCAGAAGTAGATACTTTGAAAGTGTAGGAGGATTATATGGCTAACGGAGATGTCACTCTCAGTATGGCTATCGCTGGCGGCAGCAGCAAGACGGTTACCATAGATAAGGCTACCAAAGACAAGAGCATACTTTATCTGGCTTCGCTCCCAACGGACGATGACGCTATGACAGATATTGAGTGGCTGGTCTACCAGGTTAACCAGTGGGCTAGTACGCTAGTCGGGGAAGCTAACAAGAGGCTGAAAGACGAAGTGAGTATATCAGCCAAGACGTTCTCGGCTGCTAGCTAGCTGTGTATGGACACCAAAATAGAGAACCTCTCACAGACCGTAGTGACAGGTATCCTGCCAAGGGTCCGAGATCTACGGAGAAGGCAAGACCTACTGTTGAGGTGGCAGATAGC